TTTTTGAAAACAAAAAAAGAATAGCAAAACTGATTGAAGTAGGTGAATTTGAAAAAGCAAGAGAATTAGAAAATTTAAATCAAAAAGCATTGTCGAAAATGTCGGGAAAAGGTGAAGGAGAACTAGAGGATATTTTAGATGTATTTCCATTTGACCCAAACAAACCTAAAATGGCAGAAGGTGGTCGCGTAGGTCTTGCAGATGGAAGCGGTAAACTTCCTATGACACGTAGAGGTTTTCTAGGTGTATTGGGTGGCGGTATCGCTACATTGATGGGTGGCAAAGCATTACTACCTGCAGCAAAGACTGGCATCGCAGCATCCAAAGCTGCATCAGCTGTAGCAGCGCCAGGTATGCCTTCGTGGTTCCCGCTTCTTGTAGATAAAATGATGAAGCAAGGCACAAAAGTAAAAGAGGCAGTACCAGGAAAAGGTGATGTAGACTCAGTGTATAAACTAAGTGGTTCGTCGTATAAAGGCATAGATGATTTAACTATGTATGAAAATACAAGTGATGGAACAATTTTAGTTACAGGTCGAGGCAGTGAAGGCCAGCAAGTTAGCTTTACGTACACCCCAGAAAAAGGAGTTTTAATGGAAGATGGTAGACAAATAAAACAATCCGCAGATTTTGAAGCAGGGGAATTTTTCAAAGGTGAAACACATGATGTAGAAAATATGGGTGGCATAGATGATATAAAAGGTGACATCAGTAACATTGTAGATTTTGCAGAACAAGGTTCAACAAAAAGTGCAACAGATGCTATAGACGAATTTATTAAAAAAACAAGAACCGAAGATATCGGATTTAAACAAGGTGGCCTAGTACCGCCACAAGCAGGACCAATGGCAAGTGGCATGGGTTCATTATTTAGACAAAGGACAGCATAATGGCTATAGACAAAAGCAATAACAAACTTGATCTACCTGACAACATAAGAACAAAAGTAAATGTTCCAAACAAACAAGGTCAGATACAAGCAATACAAAGCCAAATGGCACAACAACAAAACCAACAACCTGTTGAGATAAATCCAACAGAAGACGGCGGAGTTGAAGTTGATTTTGAGCCAGGTGCATTAGCTGGTATTGGTTCGCAAAACCATGACGAAAATTTAGCAGAACTTTTAGAAGAAACAGAACTTACAGAAATAGGTTCTATAGTTGTAGACAATTACGATGATTACAAATCATCAAGACAAGATTGGGAAGACTCTTATACAAAAGGGTTAGACCTTCTAGGTTTTAAATACGAAGACAGATCTGATCCGTTCCAAGGCGCAAGTGGCGCGACACATCCTGTACTTGCAGAAGCTGTTACACAATTTCAATCACTGGCATACAAAGAATTATTACCTGCATCAGGTCCAGTACGCACACAGATTATAGGCAAGATGGATCAAGCTAAAGAAGATCAGTCAGCACGTGTAAAAGAATTTATGAATTATTCTTTGATGGTAAAGATGAAAGAATACGAACCTGAGTTTGATCAAATGTTATTTAACTTACCATTAGCAGGATCAACGTTTAAAAAAGTTTATTACGATTCTGTTATGCAACGTTGCGTATCTAAATTTATTCCAGCAGAAGATTTAGTTGTGCCATACACAGCTACAAGCTTAGACGATGCTGAATCAATTACACACAGCATCAGCATGTCAGCAAACGAATTATTAAAATATCAACTAAGTGGTTTTTACCGTGACGTTGATTTAGTAGCTGGTGATCCTTCATCAACAGAAATAGAAGATAAAAAAAATCGTATCTCTGGAGTTAGTGCAACAAACAGTGATGAAGTCATTACACTACTCGAGTGTCATTGTGATTTAGATTTAATTGGCTTCCAAGATGTAGACCAAGAAGGTGAAGCAACAGGATTAAAACTTCCGTACATTGTAACAGTTGATGAAGGCACAGGAACTGTTTTATCAATTAGAAGAAACTTCGATGCACAAGACCCAAGCCGAGCGCGCCGGGATTATTTTGTACACTTTAAATTTTTACCAGGACTAGGCTTCTACGGATTCGGGCTTATTCACATGATCGGTGGTTTATCAAGAACTGCCACAGCTGCTCTAAGACAACTCTTAGACGCAGGTACGTTAGCTAATCTCCCGTCCGGATTCAAACAAAGAGGCATCAGAGTCAGAGACGAAGCTCAACCGTTGCAGCCGGGCGAGTTCAGAGATGTTGATGCTCCTGGTGGAAATCTTCGTGATGCATTTATGCCATTACCATTTAAAGGACCAGACCAAACACTTTTACAATTGATGGGTGTAGTGGTTCAAGCAGGTCAGCGATTCGCGTCTATTGCTGATATGCAAGTGGGCGATGGTAATCAAAGTGCAGCAGTAGGCACGACAGTCGCATTGTTGGAACGTGGCTCGCGGGTTATGTCTGCGATACATAAAAGATTGTACCAAGGATTAAAATGCGAGTTTATGTTAATTGCAAAAAACTTTGCAACGTATCTACCAAAAGAATATCCGTATGATGTAGTCGGTGGACAAAGACAAATTTTTGCAACAGACTTTGACGAACGTATTGATATTATACCAGTTGCTGATCCAAACATCTTTTCACAAACGCAAAGAATTAGTATTGCACAAACACAATTACAGTTAGCAATGTCTAATCCTAAGATGCATAACTTGTATCAAGCGTATCGTGATATGTATGAAGCGTTGGGTGTGAAAGATATCGACACATTATTGAAAAAACCACAGCCGCCAAAACCAATGGACCCTGCAATGGAAAATATACAAGCATTAAGTGGTCAACCATTCAAAGCATTTCCAAACCAAGACCACCAAGCACACATGGATGCACATTTAAGCTACATGGGGACTATGATGGCACGTACAAACCCACAAATATTGGCAGCATTGCAAAAAAACATACTTGAACACATCACTTTGATGGCACAAGAGCAAGTTCAGCTAGAGTTTAAGGAAGAAATTATGAAAATTCAGCAAATGACACAACAAATGCAACAAATAACCATGCAAGCTCAACAAAATCCGCAAATGGCACAACAAATGCAGCAAAATCCGCAAATGCAACAGGTGCAACAAGAAATTAAACAAACAACAGAGGCTATTGAGTCTAGAAAAGCAAAATTAGTCGCTGAAACCATGGGTGAGTATCTTGAAGAAGAGAAAAAAGTCTTAAATCAGATTGATAATGACCCATTACTACGATTAAAGAACGATGAGATACAATTAAAGGCTAAAGAAGAGGAAAGAAAGCGTGAAGAAGGCGAACAAAAAGCTGAAATAGAGTCTTTAAAAATGCTCCAGAACAGACAAATAGCAGAAGATAAACTTGAGCAAGAAGATGACCATGCTAAGATGAGAGCATCAGTATCACTTGCAAAAGATGGTATAAAACAAATGCAGGCAACTATTAAGGATAGGAACTAATGTCACCAGGGGAAAGAAGAGAGAGATTTAGTGGTCCCGGCAAAGAAAAAAGCGCTAGACCAGATAAAGACCTTGGTAATAAAGGTAACGAGATGGAAACTCCATACGCTGGCAATATTGAAGCTGTATACGCTGCACACGATGCAAAAATGGAAGCAAATAAACAGGCAAGAAAAAACCAACAAGACTATCAAGCTGCTAAAAAAGAACAAGGTCTTGGCGGCATTTTTGATAGTTTTTTAAACGCAGGTGAAACAAACCGTATGAATGACTTTTTAGCTATGGGAGTTAATCCAGAAATAGCTACTTTAGCGTCAAATCAAATGAATTTATCACCTGCAGAGATAGGAGGCTTTTTAAAAGAACAATACTCTGGACTAGGTCTTAATCAAGAAACAGCACAAAAAGCTTACAACGCGGCTATGCTTGGTTTATCAACGGGTTTTGATCTTGATTATGCGGCTCCATTGGCACAGACAAAAGGGATGGCTGGTATGGCAGGCATGATGTTTAATATGGCAAATCCTAATTATAAAACGCCAGCACAAGCAGCTCTTAATGCAAATGAAGTTACGCCAGACAGTCCTTATGGTGCAGCTATGGGTTACATGAACAAAGAACAACAAGCTGAGTTAGCCGCTGCCCAAGGTGGAACATTGACGCCTGATCAACAAGCACAAGTGGCAGTTAATCAATACCAAAAAGAACAAGAAAAAATAAACACGCGAGGGCCTGATTTACCCGCTTCTAAAATTAGTGATGCTGTAACAACTTCTTTTTATAATCCAGATCAAGCAACCTATGGAGAAGATCAAACTCAAATGTACAATCAACTACAAGCAATGGGCTACAGTCCAGAATTCGCACAACAATATATAGCTATGTTAGCGTGAAAAAAGATACTAAAATCAGTAAGGTAATGCGTGAGTTCAAAGGTGGTAAACTAAAATCTGGTAAATCTAAGAAAAAAGTGGTAAACAAGAAACAAGCTATCGCTATCGCGTTAAGCGAAGCGGGTGTAAAAAAGAAAAAGAGGAGGTCAACATGATCCAAACTTTAAAAAACAAATGGGCATCTCTGCCTAAAAAATGGAAGATTGCAGCAGCAGC